TTGGCCAACTCGTCTTCGGAAATCTCATTCCATTTGCCAACCTGATTATTGAACCACTCTCTCTCATCTTTTATTATATGCATTGGGCCCCCTGTGTTATTTGGTTTTGTGTTCTTTCACTGTTAATGTAAAGTATCTATTTTGATTTGTCAAGAACTTTTTTCATTAATAATGAAATTTATTTCACTGGCGATAAAATTTATTTCACTGGTAATGAAAAAAATCCTTGACAAATTATTTTGGGCGATATATCTTAGAGCCATGGAAGGGAGGAAACCGAACATGGAAAGTCATAAAAATACCCGGACAGGAATGTATATACTCAATGGACATGAACCTGTCCCCATTGAAGACTCTATCGCATGGGCAACGTTGCTTGGAACCATGGACAGAGTGGTGAATAAAACCGTTATGGATAATGGAGTAACGGTCAGCACGGTATTTCTTGGCCTCGACCATGGATGGAACAAAGAACCACTATTGTTTGAAACCATGGTCTTCGGAGGAAAGATGGACGGAGTGCAAAACCGTTATACCACTTGGGAACAGGCGGAAGAAGGCCATAAGAAAATGGTCGCAACGGTAATGGAAGCAAGTAAAGCGTTGACTAAATAAACAAGGGACCAGGGACACAACCATTATGATGAAACTTACCATGGATGTTAAATTTATCGAGAAAAACAGAGAGCGACTTGGGCTATCCAAGACAGCTTTTTCGCACAAAATCGGTTATTCACATCCATCCGGGTACAGCAACCTATTGAAACGTAAGTATATACCAAGGTCAAGCGTATTGGACAAATTGGCTCAGGAAATAGGTTGCCGTCCCATTAAATTGTTTATTGTAAAGTAGGCGGAAATGGGGTAGGGTTATTCTTACCTCACGCCTTTGTAGTACCCACGGAAACGGAAACGGAACAGCATTGAAAGGAGTGTATCATGTCTTATAATCTTGACGATTTTTCATTGGAACATTGTGAACATTTTTTACCTGACTTCAAAAAGCAGCAGTGTCAATTTTATGACGCAGCCAGTGATGAAAGGCAGTGCGGGTTTTGCTTTAAGCCCGAGTATTACCGGTGTGTAGCCGATATCCACCGTATTATTCCCTTGTCGTATTCATCGGTGTCGGACTACTTGACCTGCCATCATTTATATTATCTCAAGGCCATCCGCGGCATTCAAATCAACAATACCATGAAGTCATCGGCACTGAAACGCGGGACCCTGTGGGACAAGGTGTTACAGAAGTTATTGAACCCGGACAGCGATATAAATATCAATGAGGTTATTGTTGCCAATGAAATTAACTCCCGGGACGTAGCTGCCGTCCGCGGTATTTACCGGGCGTACAAAGAATTGGGTATCGAAACCGAACCCGGTGGAGATTTACAGGCCAAGATTGACTTATCCATTCCCTTTGGCCTCGAGTGGGGTAATAAATATCCAGTGGAGTTATTGGTCACTGGTTATTATGACCGTAAATATCCAACGTACTTTGCCGAGAATAAAATGTCCGGTAGGCCCAATAATTACGAGGACCCGTATTTCATCCAGTCACAAGTTGGTGTGTATTTCATGGCCGACCCCAATCTGGAATATTGTATCATGGAGATTGTCAAATCCCCCGACCTGAAATCAACCGGGAGATTTAAAGATGAAGACGACGATGAATACAGTGAACGGGTATTTCAGGACGCCATCAGCCGCCCTGCCTTTTACTTCATGGGTTGGGATTCCACTACCCGGCGTTATGGACGTAAGTTCTACCGGTCTGAATTTGGAATTGATGAATTGCGCGAACGGTTCATAGCCATATTTAAAGAAATCTTTGAAGCACGTTTTCACCAGCGCTGGTACCGTAACGACCGAGTATGCAGCAACATATTACCAGGTATTGCGTGCGATATGTTGCCTATCTGCCGACTGGGAGGTAGCGTAGCGGAAAACAATTACGAGATACGCAAAAACAATATATTCACACGTTAACAATTACAACGTAACACACCATAACAACTTAACAGGAGGAAACGAAATGAAAGTAGAGATTTGGAAACCGGAAAAGGAAAGCAGAGACAAGCGGGGTAATTTTGTATTAGTCTATGGGGAGTCGGGAGTCGGTAAGTCAGCCACCGTACTCCAGACCGCCGAAGACCCGATATTCTGGATTATCGCAGAACGTGGGCAGGTGGATTTGACCGTGCAGGCTATCGGACGCCCGGATATTAAACTCAAGGTTGGATATTACGAAAGCTGGGATGACCTTCTGGAAATCGTATATGACCTTAAGAACTTCGAGGGTATCAGAACGGTGTTGTTTGACGGCCTCACTCACGTCATGAATGTCCATCTGGCCGATGAGATATTGGCTGAGAACTATGACGCCATGGATAAAAAGAAAAGCGTGGACAAGGACCTTACCGCCCGGGTAAAAATGTCACTGGAAGGTTACGGAACTCTCTCCAAGCAAATGACGCGGTTAATGAAGGGATTTGAGCAGTTAACCGTCAATGGTATTGATGTTGTTTGCACAGCCCGCACCCAGGATAACCCCAAGTGGAACAGGGAACTATCCTGTGCCCCGGCGTTGGCAGGAAAGGAATTCAGCCGCGACATGAAGGGGTTCTTTGACTTTATCGGACTGGTTGAGCGCAGAGTGGATACAGCAGAGGGAACCATATTATACCCGCCGCTTATCTCCTGCGACGATACGGGCTCATACCTTAGCAAGTGGACAGGAATTAAACCGGCCGGTGGAGTTATCCGTCGTCCGTTTAACCTGAAGCGAATGTTGGATATTGCGCATGGACAGGTTGCGCAACAAAAAATAGCGAAAGGAGGTGAATAGGGTTAGGAACCGAAAATACATGAAAGGAGATGAATAATGTCAGGAGAAACAAGCGAAATTGATATCAGGGGAATGACGGAACTGGAAGACGTTAATATTGCGGCATATTTTAAACTAAAAGGTTATCCAGTCAAAACATTCAGGTGTGTTGAGGAACCTCACAGGATACTGTTTGTCATTGATGGTATGCATGATGCGAAAATCAAAACCATGCGCGAGTTTTACGACAATGACAAAATTGGTATCAATGATTATCTGAAATGTTTGAAGGACCTTAAATCCGAAATGCACACGATGAAGCGTTTTGGAAAATCGTAGGGTATGGCAGCGAAGACGTAAATATATAACAAACCAACAACCCACAACAATTTATAAGGAGATTTGAAAATGAAGGAACAAGCAGATGGCGTATTGGCAGGTGGTTTTAAGGTCCCCGAAGAAGGGAAATTTTATCTCGCAACCGTGCAGCCAGGAATCGGTTATATCCCCGGACAGGGCGGTGAAGGTGTTTGGCAGGATGAGAAGGGTAATAAGGCATGGAAGTTTGATTTCGCGGTGGCCGAGGGCGAATACGAAGGCTGTAAGATTGGCCTGTCCCTGAATGAAGACCCCAAGAGTGACCGCGCACGTAATAAAATGGCCGGTTTGTTTGACGCATTGGGCTTCTGGAAAACCGTGTGTGAACGATTCCCCGGTGACGACGTGACGGTATTCGACCAGCGCATCATGAACGGTGCCAAGACAACCCTGCCCGGGAAGTCCTGCATGGTAAGTTGCTATACGGACAAAAAGGGTTTCGCACGAGTCAAACGTGTCGTGTCCGTTGCTGAATACAACGCCAACAAGGATAAGTTGGACGCTGAGGCCGCTGATGGAGTTCAGGCCCCCAAGGGTGAGAAATCCGAAGCCAAGTCCACAGCGAAAAAAGAGTCCAAGGCCTCCACGGCCACCACTGCCATCCCGGATGGATGGTAAGTCATTGACCCTTTCCGCTTCGTTATCAACATAGCGGTACGGTCTTCACGGCGGTGTGTGGCGCGCGCGTAAGGGGGGACGAGCCCCCCGCGCGCCATAACCACCCCGCCTAACCTACCGCCATTGTTGATTACTCGCTCGATGGGTTAACGAGCCGATAACGTAACACGCCACAACGCACCACAACACGCTTACAGGAGAATTGAATATGAGAGAAATACCGGACGCTGAACAGGATGGAATCAGGGAGGCGCATTGCCGCAGCCGTAAAAAGGCAATCGTGAAGAAATTTAAAACCAGATACAATGTTTTTATTGGTGGGGATAGCTATGGAACCAGTGCTTATGGGACTGATGGAGCGATATCCAATGCATCGTTTCAATATGCCAAAAATAACAATGAGGCTGTTGCATTGGTACGTTGGAAAATAAACAATGGAGAGTTATTCTGCCATATTGAGGAAGAAAAGTCGTTACACGGAGGAAGATAAGCCATGAACGAAAATCCTAAATTTATTCAAACGTATACACTCAAACCAACACCAATACCCGAGGGGTTTGTTCTTCTTCAGGACACCAGGGAGCAGGAACCATTATTTAAGCGAATTCCAAAAGACCTGACAATATGTTCAGCAACACTCAAGGATGGAGACTATTCAATAAAGGGCTTCAAGGATAAGATATGTTTTGAACGTAAAAAATATGACCTGTGGCCGTATTGTTCGTCAGAGAGGGAAAAAACCGTAGCCAAAATGAAACGGTTCGCCAAAATGGAATTCGTTGGACTTATTATAGAATTAAAAGAGGGGGACATATATCAGCATCAGCAATATAGCCGTGTCCACCCGGAAGTTATTAGGGCGGCACTGGTCTCATTTCAGGTACGTTATGGGGTTCATGTATACATGGGTACCCGGGAAAATTGTGCCCGGTATATGTTGGACTGCCTCACCAAGTATTATAAAATAAAAAAGGAGGTTTAATCGCATGAAGGAAAAACCCGTCAATCACGTTGAAGATACACAGCACTCACCGCAACCGGAAGTCGAAGTCGAAAATGCACAACCGGAAGCGCCACCCATACCGGCAAACGAAAAGAAAGTGTTGTTTTCGGATATTAAGAATATTCAGAACCGAGGTGTGTGGGATAAATTTGTCAAACTCATCCGTCAGGTAAAATTCCCATCGGTTTACGGAATCAAGGGCCTGACCCACAATCTCCAGTTCCGCATATACCCAATCCAGAACGACATGGCCCAGCAAATTTTCGAATATTGCAAGGGTATGTACAAGACCCGCAGCCATTTGGACCGCAGAATTTACACTATTGGACTGGAGTGGCTACGCATAGAACACCTTGAATTGGGCGAAAAAATCAAGTCAACACTGTCCCCGGTACTGTTTGAACTCATGGAGGAAGACAAGGTGGATGAGGAGAAAAATCAGGTCATAATCAAGTACAAAGACTATATGGTGAAGGTTTGTATGGGAATTATGACGCAGGAAATGTGTGACAACCGCATCCAAAAGATGATAAATTGCTTCCCCAAAGACCAGCAGGAACATATCGAAATCATGTTGGACAGCATGGATTTGGGCGGAGAAATGGTCCGAGCCGAACATAGGCTTAGGCAGCGTAAGTATCGGGATAGAAAGAAGATTGCCGATTGGAAAGTGGAAGAAGGCGGAAGAAAATGAGGGGTATTTTGTCACATTGTAATGTTGTATATAGGGTGACATATGATGGATTACGGTATTACGGATGTAATGTTGTATATTGAGTGCTTATAGGTAATCTGTATATTGTAATATTGTAATGTTGTAATATCGCGTGTGTCACCACCCCTATATATTTATTATATATTAAGGGTATTATAGGAATGAGGGAAAAGCCACATAATAACGTAATACCGTGTGACACGTATCACCCAATATACAATATGACGCAACGAAAGGAATAGGTTAATAGGCCATGAGTAACAGCTATAAAATAAACGAAGCAAAAAACCAACTTCACCATTACAGGAATTTTCCATTCAGGCCCCATCAGGAGGAAGCGATTGATTTCGTGCTGTCGTCTGAAAAGAAGTTTGTGTTTATTGAAGCGCCAACCGGGTGTCATGAAATAACCCAACCAATCATGATGCATGATGGAAGTATAAAAAAAGCAT